CTACGACACCCAAGGTCGGAGCGAAGAATACATCCGGGTTTTCATCGACGGGGACTATGGCCTTAGCAGCAACGGCAAGCCGGTCTACCAGTACTTCCGGCCTGACTACCACATTGCGGGTCAGACGCTGCGGCACACAGAGAATGGGGTGCGGCCCATCGTGGTTGGGATGGATTTGGGCTTGACCCCCGCGGCCGTGATCGGGCAGCAAGACCCCCGCGGCCGGGCCCTGATTCTCGACGAGCTGGTGAGCTTCGATATGGGGATTCAGCGTTTCGTCCGCACGATGCTCAAGCCCCTCATATACGAACGGTTCTCCGGTGCGCCTGTGCTCGTGGTCGTGGACCCGGCGGGTGTGCAGCGGGCGCAGACCGACGAGCGGTCTGCCGTGGACATCATCAAAGCCGAAGGGCTGCGCGTCGTGCCAGCCAAGACCAACAAGGTCAGCGCGCGGATCAACTCCGTCGATGAGTACCTCATGCGCCAAGTAGACGGAGACCCGGGGTTCCTGCTGGACCCGCGGTGCACGCAGCTCAAGGCCGCCATGATGGGGGGCTACCGGTTCGACAAGAACGGGGGCATCGACAAGAACAAGCACAGCCACGTGGCCGAGGCGCTGCAGTACCTGATGCTACATATAGCGACGGCCAACGATGGCGGGCACATCATACAGCGGCGGGAAGTAAAAACTATTGCATCAGCTGGCTGGACGTAGTAGACGTTGGGTGTCATGGGTTTCCTTCCCCTCTGTTGGAACCTGCTCGATTGCCTACTTAACCCCACCGGTCCTCCCCCGGTGGGGTTTTTCTTTGACTTGTTGTGAGCTAGGATGTTGTGTATATTAACTTCGAGAGGTGCATATGGCTGGGCTGACACTACTCCGTGTTGTTGGGAATGACACTCTTGCTCGTGAGGAGCAGGAGCGCATCGACCGTGAGCTGTCTGCACGCCAAAATGACCCGTTCATTCTCGGCCTGACGGCGTACCTGCGGCAGTGCTGGGACGCTGCGCGCATCGCCAAAGTTCCTATTGAAAACATCATGTTACGTGCCATGCGGCAGCGCAACGGGCAGTACGAGGCCGATAAGCTCAGCCAGATCAAGGAGCAGGGTGGCTCCGAAGTCTACATGATGATTACCGAGGTGAAGTGCCGCGCGGCTGAGAGCTGGCTGCGGGACATTATGCTCGACCAAGGGATGCCCCCGTGGGACCTCAACCCGACGACGATCCCTGAGCTGCCCCCCGGCGCGGCGGCCGAGATCGAGCAGTCCTTCGCCAACAAGATGTTGGAGGCTATTCAGCGTTCGGGGCAGGCACCGTCACCGGATGCGCTGTCCGGGCTGCGTGAGATGGTGGCGCAGGACTATAGGTTCCGTCTGCTGCAGGAAGCGCAGAACCGCGCCGACAAGATGAAGCACAAGATCGAGGATCAGTTTGAGCAGGGCGGCTGGGCCGATGCGTTCAACGAGTTCATCACAGACATCGTGACGTTCCCGTGCGCGTTCATCAAGGGACCGGTTATCCGGCGGCAGCGGCTGCTGGGCTACGAGACGGGCCCCGACGGCGCGACGATGGTCAAGACGACAGAGCGGCTGGGGCCGGAGTTCGAGCGGGTCGATCCGTTCCGTATGTATCCCGAGCCGGGCGTCCGCCACCTGAACGATGGGTACATCTTCGAGCACCACCACATGAGCCGCTCGGAGTTGGCGGACCTGATCGGTGTGCCGGGCTACGACGACGAGGCTGTGCGCAAGGTCCTTGAGGTCGGTAACGGCCAGTCGTGGATCAACGAGTCGGTGGAGCTGCAGAAAGAGGAGCAGGAGCGCCTGTTCTACGCCTACAACTCGCCCACTGAGATGTTCGACGCTCTGGAGTTCTGGGGCAAGGTCAGCGGCGCTATGCTGCGCGAGTGGGGGCTCAGTGAGGAAGAGGTCCCCGATGAGGCGCGCGAGTACGACGCCAACGTCTGGATCGTGGGGAACTACGTCATCAAGGCTGTCCTGAACTACGATCCGCTGGGGGAGAAGCCCTACGCCAAGACGAGCTTCATCAAGCAGCCCGGGGCCTTCTGGGGCCGCGGTATCCCTGAGATCATCGAGGACCTGCAGGGCGTGTGCAACGCGGCGGCGCGGGCGCTCGTCAACAATATGGGTCTGGCGTCGGGTCCGCAGGTCGAGGTGAATCTCGAACGCATCCCGCCCAACGAGGACATCACTCAGCTGCACCCGTGGAAAATCTGGCAGGTGATGAACGACCCGCTGGGTTCGAGCGCACCGGCCGTGCGGTTCTCACAGCCTGACTCCCGGGCGAACGAGCTGATGGGCGTGTACGACCGGTTTAGCAAGCTGGCTGACGACCACAGCGGCATCCCCTCCTACATCTACGGCGACACCAACGTGCAGGGTGCGGGGCGCACAGCCTCGGGCCTGTCGATGCTCATGGGTTCGGCCGGTAAGGGGATTCGGCAGGTGGTCATGCACATCGACGCGGATGTCATCCGCCCGGTGGTGAAGCGGCAGTTCCTGTACAACATGCGGTACGACCCTGATGAGAGCATCAAGGGCGACGTGGAGATTGTGGCCAAGGGCGCAATCAACCTCGCGGTCAAGGAGACCGTCAACGTGCGGCGCGTTGAGTTCCTCAACGCTACGGCGAACCCGATTGATATTGAGATCATGGGCCCCGATGGGCGCGCGGCTATCCTGCGCGAAGTCGCCAAGGGCCTGCAGATGCCAGTGGACGAGCTTATCCCGTCGAGGGAGAAGATGTCCCAACAGCAACAACTTGCCGCGCAGTCTATGGCAGCACAGATGCCAGCGGCTGAGCAGCAACCCGGTGCGCCTGCACCGACCTTCCCCGGCGGTATGCCGATGGGCGGACAGCAGGCAAACACCGTAATGAATCGTAACACTGGGGGTGCAGGATGAAGCGGCCTGATCCCAGAGTAGTCAGAGCTATAGCCTCTGCGACAAACCAGTACCCGGAGGTCCGTCAGTGGATCGAGGGCTGGTATCGCCATGAGCTAGAGCAGCTACCCAGTGTTGGGCAGAACGTGGCACTTGCACAGGGGCGGTGTCAGGTTCTGAAAGAGCTTCACGAACTGATAAAAAAGTCCCCTGATATGGCAGCAGAATTCCCCCGGGAGTAGCTGCAGATCACGCACACCGATGAGGAGCGTTCATTATGGCACTACCAGCGCAAGTTCGGAAACAATCTGAGGCAGTTAACAAGCTGTACGAAGAACTCAATCAGGGTACGGAGCAGCAAGGCCAAGAGGCCGATGCTGAGCAGTCACCTGTTGAGGACGAGGGTACAGCGCGTGTTGCCGACAGTGGTCAAGAACAAGCACCCGCGCCTGCAGGCAAAGAGCAGTCTGTAGGCACCGATGACGAAGAAGAAACCTATGAGCAGCGGTGGCGCAGCCTGCAAGGCATGTACAACGCTGAGGTTCCCCGGCTCCACGCTGAGAAGCGGGAGCTATCTAACCGTGTGCAACAGCTCGAACAGCTGATCGGATCGCTAAGTCAGAAGCCCGCACAACCGCAGGCCCCTGCACAAAAGCACATCACCGATCAGGACATTGAGGACTACGGCGATTCTATTGATGTCATGCGGAAAGTTTTCCGCGAAGAGATGGCTTCGAAGGACGCAGAACTCACCGAGTTGAAGCAGCTCGTGCGGCAGATGCAGGGTACGGTGGTACCGCAGGTACACCAGCTCTCGCAGAACTACGCCGTGTCCAACGAGCAGCGGTTTTGGGCGGACCTACAGACGGCTGTACCGGACTGGCAGGACATCAACGCCAGCAAGGAGTTCCAGTCATGGCTCCTTGAGGTCGATCCGCTCACAGGTCTTGCTCGCCAAACGTATCTTGATGACGCTCAGCGTCAGCTCGATGCGCGCCGCGTGGCAAACTTCTTCTCCGCTTGGAAGGGCACGTCTGGTGTACCAAATGCTCGTACCGAACGGGAAACGCAGGCAGCTTCGGAGCTTGAACGTCAGGTAGCACCCGGTAAAGGCCGGGCTGGCGGCACCAAGGTCCAAGGCGAAGCGCGTACCTACTCGACTGACGACATCAAGAAGTTCTTCTCGGATGTCCAGAAGGGGAAGTACCGTGGAAAAGAAGCCGAGCGTGACCGCATTGAGCGCGACATTTTCGCTGCACAGCGGGAAGGTCGCATCGTAACCGCATGATCTGAGGAGCCATAAGATGGTATACCCTGTTTCGCCGGGCCGCCCCAATTACACCGGGAACTTTATCCCGGAAATCTGGAGCGGCAAACTCATCGAGAACTTCTACGACGCCACTGTGCTCGCAGCTATCTCGAACACTGATTACGAAGGTGAGATTCGCAGCATGGGTGATACGGTTAACATCCGTACCCAGCCGAACATCACCATTCGTGATTACGTCAAGGGCCAGAACCTTGTCGTGGAAAACCCCGACAAGCCCAAAATCCAGCTGGTCATCGACAAGGGTGAGTACTTCTCCTGCGTTGAGGACGATGTTGATAAGGTGCAGACCGATATCAACCTGATGGACATGTGGTCCAAGGACGCCTCCGAGCAGATGAAGATCAAGATCGACCAGCGCGTCTTGACCGATATGCTGCCCGACATCGCGGCCTCGAACCGTGGTGCCACTGCCGGTGCTAAGTCCGGTGCATTCGACCTCGGCACGGCTGGCGCTCCGCTGACCGTCACCAAGGATGGTGCATCCTCGACTACCTCCATCGTCGATCTGATCGTCGATATGGGTACCGTTCTGGACGAAGCGAACTCCCCTGAGTCCGACCGCTTCTTGATTATCCCCGCTCGTGCAGCTGGTCTCATCAAGAAGTCCGAGCTGAAGGACGCATCGCTGACCGGTGACACCACCACGCCGCTGCGTAACGGTCGTCTCGGTATGATCGACCGCTTCACCATCTATGTGTCTCACAACCTGAACGTCACCAACGGTAACACGTCGCTGATCGCGGGCCACAAGATGGGCTTCACCTTCGCCACACAGATGACGGAGATGGAGACGCTGCGTGCGCAGTCCACCTTCGGCAACATCATCCGCGGCCTGCAGGTCTATGGGTACAAGGTTGTAAAGCCTGAAGCCCTGTCCACTGCAGTCGTCAACTTCTCGTAAGGAGGACCTATAGATGGTTGCTTACACTGACTCGCTGGGGTTCTATAAGAACTCCGCTGGCTTCGCGGCCAACTACACCGACCGCGTGAGCGTCATCGAGATTGATCTCGACTTTGCAAAGATCGCAGCAGCGCGCGCTGCTGCGAGCGCAGCCGCCTTGGGCGCGGGCGACACGCTTGTGATCGGTACGCTACCCAAAGGGGCGTTCGTCCTCGGTGGTGTTGCCACTCTTGTTCGCGCTGAAGGCGCGGCCGGGACCATCGACGTGGGTATCGGCGGCGGCGTCGTTGACTTCTGGGTTGACGGTTTTGACCTCAACGCCGCGGTCGGCACCACCGCTGGTTACGCAGACGCGGCGGCGGTTTACTGCGCCGTAGACACCAACATCCTGCTGACCATGAACAACAATGATACGGATAGCGGGCGCATCAAGGTGTCGCTGGCAGTGGTCAACATGGGCGCTGACCTCGGCACGATCCCGAACGTGACCTAACCTGATGGGGCCCTTCGGGGCCCCATCTACCCTTGAGGATTTATCATGCCGACAAACCTGACTGATACCAAGATCAAGGATACATATGTGCAGCTGCTGCACATTGACGGTGGCCCTGAAGCTGCTGAAAAGGAAGTCCGCAGCGCCGCGGGTGTGGCGACTGCGCTGAAGGTTGGTACAGGCTCTGCCTCGGTGGATAACATCCGCCTTGATGGCAATATGATTTCGACGCTGGATGCAAACGGCAACCTGAACCTGACCCCGAATGGGACGGGTTCGGTAAACATTTCCAAGCTCGCGGTGGCTGACGCGGCGCAGGCACGGACAGCCCTCGGCCTCGGTACCGCGGCGCTGCAGCTGCCGACGTAGGTGACTTCGCTACGGCCGCGCAGGGCAATCTGGCTGACAGCGCCCTGCAGCCCGGGGCTACAATCCCTTTCGGTGACATCACTGGCCGGGCCCACGGTATCTTCTACGATCTCGGGGACCAGACGTTTACTGCGGAAACCCCTACCGCTGTCCTGTTTGATACGACGGGGCTTGCCACTGGCGTGTCTGTGGTAAGTAATACCCAGATCACCTTCGCGGCCGCTGGCGTGTACGAGATCGCATCTCGTCTACAGTTCCTCAACACAGTGAACACCGACTACGTCGCTGACGTATGGTTACGCCTCGACGGTACAGACATCCCGAACTCGGCCTCCGAGCTGGTTGTTCCCAAGTCTTCTACTGGCGGGGGGATAAGCCACGCCATCACAGGGATTTTGCAAGTGACAGCCGGGCAGTACCTTGAGGTCGTCGTTGCTGTGGCTGATGCGGGCGTGGAACTGCATTACGAAGCCGATCAGACGGTGCCCTATGCGCGTCCGGCTGTCCCCTCGATCATCCTCGTAGCGAACAGGATTGCGTGATGGCTAGAGAACCCACCAAGCGCAAGTTGACCTACACTGAGAAGACCGGGCCTGCGCGCAAGTCGTGGCCTGTTAAACCAAGCGGAAAAAGGAAATCGCAATGACCAAATGGCTGAAGCACCGTGTAGATGGCTATATTTTCCCGTGGACGGACAGCCTGTCCAAGCACCCGCAGCTTGTCGAAGTGACTGAGGAAGAAGCCTTCCCCGAAAAGTTCGTCCCGGAAAAGCTGGTGAAGAAGGTAGCCACCCGCAAGCAAAAAGCCCTCGATGTTTCAACGGATGACATTCCTGAGACACCGGCGTATAGTTCGCCCGAGTTGAACTCTGACGCAAGCCAAGGGTTGCCTGAATGACGCCAGCCGATGTCATAGCTGAAGTCCGTACTCTGGTGCAGGATTCGCGGGAACCGTATCGCTATACGGACACTGTCCTCCTGCGTTTCTTGAACCAGACGGTGAAGCGGATGGCTATGCTTCGGCCGGACTTGTTTCTGGTCGTCCGGGATGTCGCCACTACGGCTGGAGACGTGACGCAGGTACTACCCGCAGATGCTGTACGCCTTGTCGAAGTGTACAACGTGAGGGGCGGGGATGTTGTCACAGAGGTCAACAAAGACACGTTGGATCAGACCTACCCCGGCTGGCGGTCTGCTCCGAGCGGGCAGCCGGTCAACTACGTCCGGCATGTACGCAACCCCACGATGTTCTTTCTGTACCCCGCGCCTACGAGCGGGGTTACGTTGGTCGTGGAGTACGCGGCCACTCCGGCGAACTACACTATGTCGGACACCATCACCGCCCCTTCCAGTGCATACCTACCGTCTTTGGTGGATGGGGTCGTGTACTTGGCGCAGTCGATTGACGATGAGCATATCAACTCCGGCCGGGCGAAGCTCTTTTCTGACGCATTTACGGCGGGGCTGGGCGTTAATCTACAGTCGCAAAAAGTTACGGACACGGACGCCGGTGGCCTTGATCCTAAGCAGGTGGTGTGATGGCAGATCGAACTTTCAGCTCGCTAATCCCCCGCATCAACACCAGCGTACCCGGTTGCCCTCAACCCCTTATGGAGCAGGCAATCCGTAACGCGGCGATCAGAACATGCGAGCGGACGCTTGTCTGGCGGCACGCAGAGCCGCCGTACAATCTGGCCCCCGGGGTGCACCAGTACTTCTACCGCAAACCGCAGAACGCTGACGTACACGTTGTGTTTGATGCAGCGATCAATGGGTACCCGATCAGTCGCCTTACTCTGGAGCAGGCACTGTATCAGTACCCGGCTTGGGCCGATCTCTACGGCGGCGTGGATTTCAGTGAGCTGTGGACTTTATCTGGTGCGCTCAATGAGGCCCCTTACAACGAACAGGGCTTCAACTCTGGCGCTGAGTTTCAGATGCCTGAGAGCGCCATGGAAGAAGCGTCGGAGCCGCGGGCGTTTACGCAGTTGACGCCGGACCAGTTCATCGTGCTCCCATTACCGGACGATGTAGACCCGTACACACTCCGCCTTATCTACGCCCTGAAGCCGAAGCGCTCAGCGACAGGTATGCCGGAGTATTTGTTCGACGACTTGGAGGACGCCATCTTCCACGGCGCGCTACAAGAGCTGTTGGTCCTACCCAATGAAGGCTGGAAAGACCGCGAGCTGGCTTCCTACCATGCCAAGCAATACCTTTCGCACGTGACGGAGCGTCGGGCCCGTGCTAATATAGGCAACATGCGTGGTACAATGGCGGTAAAGATGCGGCCTTTCGCATGATGACGGAGTCTATCAATGGCGATAAAGCTAAAGAATAACGCTCGTGGGTTTCTCGCCTCAGCGATTACGGACACCGACACGCAGCTCACTTTGACTGCGGGTACCGGCGCGGCGTTCCCGGCGCTGGCGGGCATCGATAGCTTTTTCGCCACGCTGGTTTCTGCTGATGGTTTGCTTGAAATCGTCAACGTCACCGCGCGCACGGGCGATGTCCTGACCGTCACACGCGGTGCTGAGGAAACTATCCCTCAAGCCTTCAATCCGGGTAGCCTCGTCGAACTGCGCGTCACCGTGGGCAACCTCACGAGCACGACTGCGCAGGTCCAGAAGGCTTCCGAGCTTTTCCGCGAGCACCGGCCCGGTGACGCGCCCGATTACTTCAATCTGTCAGGTGGCGCAGGTGCTGTGGGCCTGAACGGTAAGGTCTACCGGTTCACCGGCCTCGGTATGGCCGCGATGAAGTACTCGGTACCGTTCGAGACGGGGCAGTCCTATACATTCCGCATCGGGTACCAGCGGTTTAAGGATAGCGGCGACCCTGCCAATGATGGCATCACCGCGGGGATCGACTGGTACAACGGGTTTGACAACAAGATCGGTGAGATCGTCGTCCATTCGGACAATACGCTGCTTGGGCACGAGACGGACCTTGACACGCTGTCGCTCGCACATACGGCGCTGCCGACGCCGCTGGTCGTGTCTGCTGACGAGCTTGTGATTCCCTCCGACTTCCAATGGCCCGCTGGTACTATTCCCCCCGGGTCTGGCGGCTCCACGCCGATCCCTGTGGCCCGCACCTTTTATGTCACTATGGACGGCAGTGATGCGAATACTGGCACGAGCTTGGATGCTCCGCTGGCGACTGTCGGCGCTGCGCTGGCTAAGGCCGCGGCCACTGAGGTTCCCTGCGGAGTAATCGTCCATCCGGGTGACTACGTCATTCAACCCGACACAGTCATCCCCACAAACTGTATGCTTTACGGCTACGATCTGCGGGTCACCAAGCTGCGCCTGCCTAATGGCTCCGCGCAGAACAACATGTTCCAGATGAATAGCGGGATCAAAGTCCGCGGGTTCACGTTTACAGGGCTGCAGCATGAAAGCCCCCCGGACTACGCAAACACGGGTGCCGGGCTTGCGGCTGTGGCTGAGCTTGCGTATTTCACGGTCGGCGCAACGCTTTACCGCAAGGTGAACAACGCGGCTGTAGTGGTCGAGCACGACTACCCACCCCAGAAGGGTTGGGCGTTTGTGTTCAAGCCCGGGGCGTTCATCACCCGCTCGCCGTATATCTCGGACTGCTCGCAGCTTCACGAGTTTACGCAAGACCAGATGACCCTGCCTATTGATCGCGCGGCGGGTAACCCTCTCATGCCCCGCGGCGGCGGCAACCTGCTTGCCGATGGGTCTGTCTTGGCCCCGTCTTCACCGCTACGCTCCGTCGTGGTGGATTCCTACACGGCCATCAACCCAAACGGTTACGGGTACCTGATGCAGCGGAACGCCTTTGTGCAGCTGGTGTCGGTCTTCACCAACTGGAGCCGGTACGGTCTCTGGTGCCACGACGGTGGGCAGGTGACAGTAGCCAACTCGAACAACACATTCGGTGACTTTGCCTTGGTGGCTACCGGTTTCCGTAACACGATCCGTATCGAAGACCCTGTAGGTGAACCTCGGGGGGTGTATGTCGCTACAGCTGATGCGATTACTGAGCAGAGCGCCACGATCATTGACGAGATGTACGCTCAACTTGCCAGTGAGTTCACTGAGGTGCAGAACTTCAGCCAAGAAAATGAAGACCTGACGCGCCGCGACGCCGCGACGTTGCTCCGTGAGCTGGCCGGTGACTTCCGCTCCGGGCAGGATAGGGGCGCGCAGTACTTCGTGAAGGGCCTGTTCGACTGGAACGCGCAATACTTCTTTGACTCCGCACTCCTCCCAATCTTCCTGCGTAGCTGGGACATCATCGAGGAGCGTATCCTCGCGCGCTGTGCGTTGACTTCTCCAGCGGAGGCGATGCTTGACTCGCTTATCACGCTCATCAAGACCAACGTAGAAACGCCACCGACGATACCTTTCCCGTCCGTGGTAGAGGCGACCGGGCAGCAGTTCAGCTACGTCGGTTCCGGCGTGAACTACAACTCGTTACCGTTCTCGCAGCGTGGTACGGGCGAGGCCATCAACCCCTCCTTCGCCAACCTCAAGCTGGACGGTGGGCGTATCTACGCCACGCTCTCGACAGAGGAAGGTGACACTTACCTCGGGGACGATTTGCGGGTAGACTTCGAGCGCGGTACAGTCGAGGGGCAAGCGTTCTCCCGCGGGGTTCAGAACATCGCCCTCCCCTTAATTCAAGCATTGGGAGCCTGATATGCCCACGATCCCCACCCCCCGCCCGCCGCTGAACTTGTTCGAGGTATCCCGGATCGACGTCCCTTCGTTTTTTACCACGATCCTTGAGACGCCGGACTATTTGATCCCTGCCAATGGACCCAACCCGCAGCGTACGGTGCAGGCCGTGGCGCTCCTTACTTCATTGGTTGTAGCAAACAACAGTAGCTCGGTGCTCCAGTTCTCTGTCCGGGTTCTGGACTCAAACGATGTGTCGTGGCTACTCCTCAACCAGATGGACATCCCGCCCAACGACTTCGCACTAATCGAACTCGGCAAGCAGAACCTGCCCAGCGGCGACAGGCTGCAGCTCAAGTGCGAGAACTTTCAGGGCGCGATTGCGAGTCTGTCGTATGTCCTCAACCAACGCGAAGAATACACGGTGATTACATGAGCAGCGTGAAGTTTGCTGCCATCGTTGCGGGCGAAGATGATTTGATGCACTACTCTGTGGGCGACCGTTGGGTGGGGCTGGCACCGGTACTTTCGACGCTCATCGACGCCGGTAACGCTGAGACGGATTACACTGGCGGCGCACGTATTGACCTCGGGAGTGCCCAGACATGACCATTAGTGCCTCGATCTTTCAGTTGTCCCTGCGTGGCGATACGCTCGCCCGGTGGACATCGTTCAATCCGGTTCTTGCGGACCGCGAGATCGTGCTGGAGACAGATACGGGGCAGTTCAAAATCGGCAACGGTGTCGATAATTATCTTGATTTGCCCTATGGGGGTATCGTCGGCCCCACGGGTCCGCAAGGCGTGTCGCTGAATATCATCGGCTCTGTGGCTACGGTGGGCGATCTGCCTGCGTCAGGCAGCCCGAACGATGCGTACATCGTGCAGGCCAATGGCGATCTCTACATCTGGGACGGCACTGACTGGGTTAGCGTCGGACAGATTGTCGGCCCGCAAGGTCCGACAGGGCCCCAAGGCGATACTGGCCCGACCGGCCCCACAGGTGCTACCGGTGACACAGGCCCTACTGGCGCTCCGGGTGTGGACGGTAACGTCGGTGCGATTGGCCCCACAGGGCCAACCGGGCCGCAGGGTCCGCAAGGTGTGGACGGTACGCTTGGTGCTACGGGGCCTACTGGCCCGCAAGGGCCTACCGGTGACACAGGCCCTACCGGCGACACAGGTGCGACTGGTCCGACAGGGCCTACCGGCGACACAGGCCCCACTGGCCCTACAGGTGCTACCGGCGACACAGGTGCTGTTGGCCCTACAGGGGCTACGGGCGATACAGGTGCGACT